GCGATCGACCTTCGTGACGCCGGTCGGGCGACGTTGAAGGACTGGGCCATGAAGGACACCGAGAGATTGGTCACGAACCAGCTCCTTTCGGTCGACGGCGTGCGCTACGAGGACGCGAGCGTGGCTCAGCGCGATAGCTGGCTGCGCAACAACTTCGATCGCGTCTTGTACGGCCAGGCGGTGTCGAACCGCGGCGCCGTCCAGGCGACCGCGACCTATGCCGCGGCACTGGCCCAGATCGACAACACGAACGACAAGCTGACGCCGCAGGCCGTGAGCCTGATGAAGGAAATCGCGCTGACCTGCGATCCGAAGATCACCCCGATCAGGGTGGAGAAGACCAAGGGCCGGCGCTATTATCTGCTCTACGTCAACACGCGGGCGATGCGCGATCTGAAGACGAATACAAGTATGATGCAGGCGCAGCGCGAGGTCAGCCTGGAAGTCGAGAACAACAGGTTGTTCGAGGGCGGCGATCTGCTCTGGGATGGCGTGATCATCAAGGAAGTTCCGGATATCGGCTTCTATACATCGGGCATTGAAGTCGCTCCGGTGTTCTTTTGTGGGGCGCAGTCGGTGGCCATTGCTTACGGCAAGCGCTGGCGGACGATCACCAAGGAATTCGATTACGGTGACAAGTACGGCATCGCGATCGAGGGCATCATGGGCGTGCGCAAGATCCAGTTTGGAACGGGGACGGCCGACACGGATACGCTGAAGGACAACGGCGTCGTCACGGGTTGGTTTGCCGCCGTGCCGTCGGCTTAAGGGAGGATCACATGGCAACTCTAACCTCCGACCAGGCGCGCACGACCTATCCCGTGTACAAGCCTGCGGTTGCAGGCGTCGTCTGCGCCGCTGTCGGCACGCTTGCGATCGCGGCGAATCCGACGGCGGGCGACATCTGGCAACTCTGCCGGGTGCCGGCTTACTGCACCGTCCTCGGCGGAATGCTCTATTCCGGCGATCTCGACACCAACGCGGCGGAAAGCCTCGACGTCGATCTCGGCTGGGAGGCGAACGGCGAGGACATCGCCGACCCGGACGGCTTCGGCAACTTCGGCGTCATGTCGACTGATACCGTGGCCGGCATCAAGGCGGAGAACGGCTATCAGTATCCGCTCGGCGGCGTGATCATCACGAACGGTCCCAAGACCTTCAACCGCGAGACGATCATCTCGGCGACCGTCGTCGCCGCGGCGGCCACCTTCGCGGCGGGAACGATCTGCTGCGTCGTCTACTATCGCAACAAGGACTTCTAATCGAGGCAACGCCCCGGGGGCGAAAGCCTCTGGGGTCCCTTGGAGGAAAACGACATGCCAAAATTCCGTTACGTCGGCATCGAGGACGTCGAATCGCCCGGCGACCTCTACCATTACGGTGTCCGCTTCGAGCGTGGTCAGGTCTCCGAGATCACGGACGAGACGCTCGCCAAGAAGCTCGAGGGCCAGGAGGGGTTCGAGAAGGTCGGCGACGACGAGGAGACGCTGGCCGATCGCCGCCTGAAGGAGGAAAAGGAGGCGAACCTGAAGGCGCGCAAGGAACAGCGCGAGGCCGAAAAGAAGGCCCAGGACGCAGCCGCCGAAGCCCAGAAATACAAGCCCGTCGTCGAGCCCGGCCTCGGCATCGAGGACCGCGAGAAGGACCAGAAGGACCGCATTCACGCCAAGTCCGGCATGACCTCCGGCAACATCGTCGGCAAGGACGACGCCAAGCCCGGCATGAGGTCCGACAACCAGCCGGAATCGGCGCCGAAGCCGCCCAACCCGGATAGCCGGAATGCCTAGGACGTCTCTGCAGCTCATCACGGTGGCGCTGGAAACCCTCCAGCGCACCGGCGCCGGCCAGGACCCCGCGGCCGAGGACGCGCAGCTTTTGCGCGACCGCCTGCCGATGCTGCTCGAGGAGCTGGCGCAGCAGGAGGTCTATTTTCTCGCCGATAGCGAGGCCATTCCGGAGGTGTCGTTCCTGGCCCTGGCCGATCGCCTGGCCGCCGAGTGCGCGGCCGCCTTCGGGCTCGGCGCCGTCGACCCGCCGACCAAGAACAGCCTCAACCATCGGCTCAGGCTGACCTGGGTCGCCAAGCCGTTGTACGGAATCCAGAAAAGCTTATATTACTGAGGGTGCCCATGATCCGGATTCGCTTCTTCGATGCGGGCGCTGCGGTTGGCATCGCCTGGACGTGGCGCGGCCGGCGGCGCACCCGGGTCATCCACCTGCCGTTTTCGCTTTCGCCGAAGATCTGGCGATACGGCGTTCGGCATGGCGGCTGGATCGCCGCCATCCGGGGTGGTGGATTCGTCTGATGCCCGCCACTCCGATCGAATTCCCGCAATCGAGCTTTCCCCATCACTTTGACAACCAGCCGGCGGAGAGCCAGGGGCGGCTGCTCAACGTCTACGTCGAGCAGGAGAGCCAGCAATCGGTCTACAAGCGCATCCCGGGCACGCGCTTCTTCTCCGACACCCTCGTCCGCCATCCCAGGGGCATGATGGAGGCGGATGGGTACGTCTATGCGGCGTACGAGGACTGCGTCGTCAAGATCGGGCCTGATGGCACCGCAACCCAGCTAACGGGCACCTTGCCGGGGACGGACAGGGTGACCTGGGCGAAGAACAACCAGCTCGCCACGCCGCCGCGGGACATGGTCGTCGTCTGCGAGGCCGGCGCCTTCGAGGTCACGCCGGAAGCGGTCACGGACTATCCCGGCACGATCCTGCCGAGCAATCCGACCTCGGTCTGCCATCTCGACGGCTACATCCTGTTCACCTACCCGGATGGCAAGATCTACGCGACCGGGCTCAACACGCTCGGCTCCGATCTGCTGCCGCCGGATGATGCCGACATCGATGCGCTGTCCTTCACCACGGCGGAATCCAACCCCGATGGACTGCTTCGCGGCATCGTCTCCGGGCGACAACTGTTTGCCATGGGGTCGGCCTCGATCGAGGTCTACCAGAATGTGGGGGCCACCCCGTTCCCATTGAGCCGGGCGGCCGTGATTCCGGTCGGGCTGATCGGGACGTTTGCGGCCGCGGGCGGCAACGAGAGCGACGGCTGGGATTCGCTGCCGCTGTTCGTCGCCGCGGACGGGACGGTCAGGCAATTCAGCGGCTACGATCCTCGGATCGTCTCGACGCGCGTCGTCGAGCGCTTTATCGCCGCGCAGCCGAACAACGGCCGGGACATCACCGCTTACATCTACACGTTCTTCGGCAACTCGATCTGGGGCATCAAGGGCAACGGCGCCACTCCGGACGAGCGCTGCTTCGAGTACAACACCTCGACCGGCCAGTGGCACGAGCGCCAGAGCCAGGGCTACTTCACCTGGCGCGGTCAGCGCACGATCTGGGCCTTCGGGCGCTGGCTCGTCGGTGACATCGGCTCGACGCACCTACGCGCGATCGATGCCAACGCGCAAGGCGAGGACCACGACCAGATCCCGTGCCGGATCGAATCGAAGTGCATGCGCAATTTCCCGGACCGGCTCGCCATCCCGCGGGCCGACTTCTCCTTTGCCCAGGGCGTCGGCCGGACGATGAAGCAGGACCCGATCCAGACCGATCCGGTGACGGAGATCTCCTGGAGCGACGATGGCGGCGGGACCTGGTCGAGGCCATTGCGCCGGGCGCTGGGGCGCCAGGGCGAGTTCGGCTGGGATGTGCGGGTCAACCGCACCGGCATGACCACCAAAGCAGGGCGGCGTTGGCGCGTCGACGTCGCCGACCCGGTCCCGTTCGTGTTCCTCGGCGCGACCATGGACATCGAGCAGAGGACGACGTAATGGCGACGCCGTCGCCGTTCCCGCCGGAACAGGACGTGCCACTGGTTGTCGTTCCGGCGGGGCGCATTACGCCGATCTGGTGGGAATGGCTGCAACGCTACCGGACCTGGGACGAAGCCTGCTGCGCAGGCGGTGAGGGGGGCGGCGGCGAGGGGACGGAAGGACCGCCGGGACCCGTAGGGCCGGCCGGCCCGACCGGAGCAACCGGCGCCACAGGTCCGGCCGGGCCAACGGGCCCGACTGGCGCAACCGGCCCCACTGGCCCCGCGGGCGCGGACGGGGTCGGCCTGACGGACGGCGACAGGGGCGACATCGTCGTCTCGGGCGCCGGGTCGTCGCTGATGTTCGATCCGGCGGTGGTCACGGCGGCGGCGAAAACCGTCCTCGACGACACCACGACGGCCGCCATGCTGACGACGCTCGGCGGGGCGCCGCTCGCAAGCCCCGTCTTTACCGGCGATCCGCAGGCGCCGACGGCGGCGCTCGGCGATGCCGACACCTCGATCGCCACCACGGCCTTCGTCTCGGCGGCGGTGTCCAACACCTTCGCCGGCGGCATGTCGACGGCGGAATACACCTACTCGACGACGACGACGACGCCACCCTCGACCGGGCAGCTTCGGGCCAACACGACGACGCAGACGGCAATCACCGCCTTCTACCTGCACGAGACGAACGCCGTCGGCATCGACATTACCAACGCCCTCAAGCTGATCTCGACCGGCGTCAAGATCCTCTGCCAGGACAAGACGGACGCCTCGAAGGTTCAGTATTACGTCGTGACCGGACCGGCGGTCGACAACGGCGTCTATTTCACGATCCCGGTCGTCTGGACGACGGGAGGCTCGAACTTCACGGCGGGCCGGGTGATCTTCGCCGGCTTCGGCATCGGCTCGAACAACATGCCGGAAGCCCCGACCGACGGCGCCATTTATGGTCGCCGCGGCTCGGATTCATCATGGCAGGTCGCAACGGGCACGTTTACGGACGCGCCGTCGGATTCGGCCGAGTATGTGCGGATCAATGGCGTCTGGCGGGCGAAGGCGCAAAGTTTCGATGTCGGCGGGCTGGCGTCGAAGGACATCACGGTCCCGACGACCGCAAAACGCATGCGCTTGAATGTCGTGCTGTGGACCGCCTCCTCGCAACAGAGCAACCTGCTCGTGTCCGGCGACGGCACGACATTCCCGACAGGGGCGTCCGACTATACCATCGCCGGCTTTCAGCATCAGACCGGAAACAGCACCTTTACCGCCCAGACTGCGATAGCCCTCAACCGGATTCCGATCGCGGCCGCGAGCAACAGCAGCGTCGTTCCGGTGGTGGCGGAAGTCCATATGGCGGTGGCCAAGGGCGGCGCCTTCGCCGGACGTCTCATGGCCAGCAACTACGACACGACGTCCACGATCCACTACATGCACCGTTTTTATTCGTTCTACGTCAATCATGCGCTTGGCAGCGTGACGACCCTGAAGGCCGTTCGCCTTTCCGTCGACTCGGGAACCTGGGCGTCCGCCTCCACCATCGAAGTCCAGTGGGGCTATTGAGAGGAAATGGTCTGATGGCGCTCGACGGGGAAATCCACAACGGCTTCGTCTGGAGCGATGACGCCAACGCCTGGCTCGTGGCCGGATTGGACGGCACGGCGATCGTGCCGCCGAGCGGCGGCGGCGGCGGCGACGACCTCGACACGACGCCCGTGGCGGCGCTCGGCTCGACGCTCGAACAGCCGATGCCGAACTGGCTTGCCGGAGCCCCGTGCATCGACATCGCGGACGACGTCGTCATCACGCCGGAACACCGCGGCGCCTGGGTTCATATGCTGAACGATGTCGGCTCGATCATCTATCTGCCCGACGACTGGCCGGCCGGCATGGCCTTCGGCGCCCGCCAGATGGGAACCGGACCGTGCTCCTGGGGCGTCATGGGCGGCGCGACCGTGCAGCTGCCGTTCACCAAGGCGGCGCACACGGGCATCACCGAGCAATACGAGGAGGTCGTGTTCCGGGTCGTCTCGAACGACGACGGCGTCTCGGCGG